TAAATAAGCCTGTCAACATAAACCAGCAGTTCACTCCAACTCCGTTTGCTCGAAATTCTATCTGGAACAGGACAATTCCATCAGGATCGACATACACCGATGTCAGCGACGCATTGTGGACATTCTCACCAGCAGATAGTCCGGCGCGGTTTTATCTGGACTTGATTACAGCAATTGAAAGTGATCCTTCCGCACTTCTGACAAATATACTTTTAAATCAGGGATTTGATATGCCGGGTAGGTCTTATTCTCAGGGGTCAACACTGTATCAGCGTCGCATTCCTGCGGGTGCCGGTGTTGCGGAAAGCTCTGGTTGCGGAGGATTCGGAAATGGAATTATCGTCATCTACGATCCGGTCACCGGTGCGGCGGATGAGGGGGGGGCATTTTATAGAAGCGCAAGCGGGGCTGACTTGCTAATCCAGCATGACAGAACCGACCTGCATTACAACATAAACAGCAGTAGTGGACTTTACAACGGGCCTCGTGGATCGGGGCTGTCTGGCATTGGCGGATGCATATTATCGGGAGAACTGAACAACGGCATATATCACGCCATGGCATTCCTCACTAGCGGGATACTCTATTCTCAAGCCGTTGGGTACGTGTGGCCCGCAACTCGCGCTGACTCTATCTGGCAAAACCAGACCTACGGATATAAGGGGCCTAATACCGCCTATGCCTTGGGTACTTTGCTTGCAATACCTCCGAGCGTGAACGTTGCAACGCTTGGGATTCAAACTCCACAGGCATTCAACGTAGCACTTGCGGCGCAGACATACGGAATGTATGTGTGCGATTCCACTGCCTCTTCGGGCAATACAATGTCATTGGCTATGGAGTATGGGGCGGCGTCCAATGATTTAGGATGCGTAGTAAATCCTTCAAACGGCTGGCAGTCTTACGATTCTACTAAAATAAATTCCACCCAATTCAATGCAGACATGATTACGATATTGCATCAGTGCAAGGCAGTAACCAGCAATACTCATTAAAACCAACGCAGGACAATTCATGAGAAGAAATCTTTATCCGACCGCTTTTATACTCGCCATGGCATTTGCTTCGCAGCATCAAGCGGAAGCGGCGCATTTCTCGACTAGTTCTATCTGGAACAGGGCCATTCCGGCCACCGCAGTCTATACCAATGTCAGCGACGCGCTGTGGGGTTTTTCCCCGACGGACAGTCCGGCCCAGCTCTATCTGGATTTGGTGACTGTCATTTTCACCAACCCGCAATCGTCGGCCGTCAACGTCCGGCTCAATAGCGGCTTTGATTATCCGAAACGGAGCGTACCAAACGGCGCAACCCTATATCAAAGAAGAATTGCCAGCACGGCAGGCGTACAGGAAAGCACCGGCAACAAGCTTGGCAACGGTATTGTCGTGATTATCGATCCCGTCACCGGGGCTGCGGATGAGGGCGGCGCATTTTGGCGCGGTTCCAACGGTGCTGATATTCTAATCGAACATGACCGTTCCGTGCTTCATTACAACGCCTTCACGGGAAGTGGCCTGTATAACGGCGTCAGAGGCTCAGGCTTGGCTGGGTTGGGCGGATCGATCCAACCCGGCGAGATCAATACGGCAATCCCCCACGCCCTTACATTGCTGACCAGCGGCCGCCTCTATTCAAAAGCTGTAGGCTATGTCTGGCCCGCGACTCGCTGCGACTCGATCTGGAAAGACCCTACGTATGGCTACAAAGGCCCTAACAAAGCCTATGCGCTCGGCACTTTGCTGGCGATACCGCAGAGTGTGGACCTAGCTAAGCTTGGACTAACCACCCCCCAGGCTTTGAATGTGGCAAAGGCCGCACAAAAGTACGGACTGTATGTGGCTGACTCGACTGCGGCCTATGGAAACCGCTTCGCGCTGGCTATGGAGTGGAACGCAGCGGCTTCAGACCTTGGTCTGACCGTCAATTCGTCAAACGGTTGGCAAGCGTTTGACTCAAAGAAAATCGACGCGAACGCCTTCCAATCCGACATGCTCACAATCTTGCACAACGTCAAAGCTGTGACAAGCAATAAACCTTAACTTCAATCCAACCAAGCAACTACGAGAGCAACATGACTAAATTTTACGAACCCAACGAACCAAAATTGACAGGATTCTCCATTACCTCAATCCAGACCACTGCAACGCTTGAGGATGGCAGCACGACCGTTGTGCCGCCCACCGCCACGACCGCAGACGTGGTGCTGAAAGACGCTTCGGGTGTGCCGACTTTTTTTACTCAGTCCGAAATTGCCATGAAATTCCACGAGGTAAGCGCATGAATGGTGCAATCAAAAACGCCTTGGTAAACAATTGGCAAACCACGCTGCTTGGCACCGCAGCCGGGGTGCTGCAAACGGTATCAACAGGTGGATTTGACGGCAATCCGTGGAGCATTGCAGCAGGTTTGCTGACGGCGTTTTTCGGGGTTGTCTCAAGGGACGGCAACAAATAGCGCAATGAACGCTAACAAGCTTCTCTCAGAGGATATGGCGCGGTTTTACGCCGATCCTCTGGGATTTGTCATGTACGCATACGATTGGGGCGGCGATTCGGCTTTACAGATAGTAGAGCTACAGCCGCCCTACTCTCACAGATTCAATAGCAAGCATGGCCCTGACGTTTGGGCATGTGAGTTCCTGGACGAGATCGGCGCGGAAGTTAAGCAGCGAGGGTTTGACGGCGTTAAAGCCGTTGACGCTATCCGCAACGCCACGGCTTCAGGCCACGGTATTGGTAAATCGGCAATGACCGCATGGCTTGTGGATTGGATCATGTCCACTAGGCCACACGCGAAAGGGATTATCACCGCCAACACAGCCGAACAATTAAGCTCAAAGACTTGGGCGGAGATCGCAAAGTGGACGCGCAAATGCATAACTGGCCACTGGTTTGAAATTACGACAGGGAAAGGAGCCATGCGCATGTACCACGTCCAACACCCTAGCTCTTGGATGTGCGCGGGCCAGACGTGCCGTGAAGAAAATGCCGAGGCATTTGCCGGACTACATGCCGCAAACTCAACGCCTTTTTATATCTTCGATGAAGCAAGCGCAATTCCAGACGCAATCGCCCAGGTTGCAGAGGGCGGATTGACTGACGGGGAACCGATGTTTTTCAAATTCGGCAACCCAACCCGCAACAGCGGCGACTTCCACAATTGCTTCCACTTGCACCGACACCGCTGGACAACACGGCAGATCGACAGCCGCACCGTGGCAATCACGAACAAATCACAGATTCAGCAATGGATAGACGATTACGGTCTTGAATCGGATTTTGTAAAGGTGCGGGTTCGCGGGATATTCCCGTCTCTATCGTTCAAGCAGTTCATCTCTACGGCTGATGTTGATGCGGCTTACGGGAAAGTGCTTAAGCCAGAGCAATACAATTTCGCGCCTAAAATCCTCACGTGTGACCCGGCGTGGGAAGGTGATGATGAGCTTGTTATCGGGCTACGGCAGGGGCTGGTATTTTCAATCCTGAAAGTAATCCCAAAGAACGATAACGATATCCACATTGCCAACATTCTGGCTCGGCTTGAAGACGAGCACGATGCCGACGCTGTTTTTATTGATGCTGGCTATGGCACCGGGATTGTGAGCGCGGGGCGCACGTTGGGGCGTGACTGGTTGTTGATTTGGTTTTCCGGAGAATCGTCTGACCCCGGTTGTTTAAACAAACGGGCGCAAATGTGGAACGAAACTAAAGCGTGGCTGAAAGCGGGCGGCGCGATTCCCGCTGATCCAGTGTTAAGCGCAGACCTCACGGCGCCGGAAACGGTGCCTAGGGTGGACGGTAAAATCCAACTTGAAAGCAAGCAGGATATGAAGCGTCGCAAGCTTCCATCACCAAACCGGGCCGACGCGCTGGCTTTGTCGTTCGCGTACCCCGTCACAAAGAAAAAGTTTTCGGGTGCATATAACAGCGGAAAGCGCGATTATGATCCTTATGCAATAGAGGCATTCGCATGATTGAGATTAGAGTTGAATCGTCAGAGGGGAAAATTGAGCAAGCGTGGGCGCTATTCCTTGAGCATAGGGAGGAATTGACGACCAACAAGGAACTTATGGAGCTATACCCGGACAGGGAGAAGTACGCGGCCTGTGAGAGCGCTGGAATGTTGTTGTGCTTGTGGGCTTATGACGATGGGGAGCTTGTGGGTTACTCTGTGAATTTCCTTTCACCTAATATGCACTACTCGAAGCTCAGGATGTGCCACAACGATCTAATTTTTTTGACCAAAAAGCACCGCGAAGGGCGCACGGGCTTGCGTCTTATCCGTGAGACTGAAGCGCAAGCCAAGGCGAGGGGTGTTCAGTTCATGATTTGGCACGCTAAGCCAGGCACTGCCTTTGATGCACTCATTCCCAAGCTCGGCTATCGGGTGCAAGACATTATGTACAGCAAGATTCTGGAGTGATGAAATGGGTATTTCTGCGATTATTGGGGTGGTGGCAAGCGCGGCGAGTGTTGCTGTAGGTGCAGTAAGCTCATCAAATCAAGCCCAAGCGCAGCAACAGGCCGCGCAGCAACAGGCCGCATACCAGCAGCAGCAGCTAGTCATCCAACAACAAGCCGTCAAGTCGCAGCAAGACGCGCAAGCCAAGCAGCTTGCACTTCAACAGACAGCCGCCCAACAGGCCACCGACAACGCATCAAAAAACGCGGCTGCTATGCAGCAGCAGCAGCAAATATCTATGAACCAAGCCAACCAGTCCACGCCGGACATTACCGCATTGCTGACCGGTGCGCGGACGGCCGCAAACCAAGGCGGGGCCGGGACGATGCTGACGGGGCCGACCGGCGTAGACCCGTCAAAGCTTCAGCTTGGAAAATCCACACTATTGGGCCAGTAAATGAGCGAATACACCGGCGACAATCAGGGCAATTCCAAGAACACCAAACGGCAGCTTGTCTATACCCGATGGGGTCAGCTTAAGTCTGAGAGGGCTTCTTGGTACTCCCACTGGCAGGAAATCTCCCGCCACTTGCTACCGCGTTCTGGCCGGTTTTTTGTGCAAGACAGAAACCGTGGGTATCGGCGCGACCAAGCGATTTACGACAACTCGGCTACCCGTGCGCTTCGGGTGTTGGCAGCCGGGATGATGTCCGGCATGACTAGTCCGGCTAGGCCATGGTTTAGGTTGTCAACATCAGACCCGCAGCTTACCAAGAATCCGGCGGTCAAGGCGTGGCTTAGCCAAGTCACAGGGATAATGCTTGAGATTTTCAACAAGTCCAATACTTACCGGGCTTTCCATTCGATGTATGAGGAACTC